GGAGGATGCGGTAGTAAGCGCATCCTCCATGATTCGATGGACAAGCTAAAATCTTTAGCTTCTCTCCCATCTTCTAATCCACCTTCAAATCTTTAAGGTGAGACATGTAGTCATCGTCATCTGCTTTAGCCGGTTGTTGAGCAGCGATAATATCCGGATGGGTGCCTTTACTTTCGGCTTCCAATTCCATCATCATACCTTTCAACTCGTCATAGTCAGCGACTTTAATAAGCCCATGAATATCATGTAATTCGTCCATCCATTTTGCGCTTTCAGCATCGCTACCTGCCACACTTTGTTTTGGTTTCGGAGAGGACTTATCGTAATTCGGCCATTGTCCTTGAGTATCTTTTACGATTTTAAAATCCCAACCTTCTTTAAGGTCAGTGATATCGCCAAAGTCTTCGTCAAAGAAACAGTCTAGTACTTTACTAAAAAGCTTTTGCCCTACTGAAAGAATCTTAACGGACTCGTCGCGACGGTCTACAACGTTCATGTAAAAACGTTTACGAGACTTGATTTGACGTGCAAGGTCTTGGAGTTCTTTGCCTTTAGGGGTTTCTTTACCAATGTTATTAATTTCTTTCCACATGTTGTAGTAAGTATCACATACAGGACACTTATCACCTTTTACACGTGGGCAGTGATAATTCTTGTCGTTAAGACGGTGAATTGCAGTTTCAGCATAAAACTCTGTATCAGTTCCCTCCTTTGCAGGAAGTACCCGTACGACAGACGTCCCTTCGTCCATCATAAAGAATTTGCTTAGGAAATCGGAGTTGCCTCCGGAGCCGCCAGGATTATTAATCTCGGCATATTTTTTTCTTAGTTCGTCGATGTTAACCATAGTTTTTAAAGTTGTTCAATTAGTTTTGCTTCCGCTCGTTTGTTGGCAGATAGCTGTATTATTATATCCTTTTGGTGGTCCAAACTGGACACAATATTCTTACATAAATTAAATTTATGAGATTTTGCGGTGATACCTTTCCGAAGGGTTTGAAGTTCCGGTTGGATTTTTAAGTAAGCGTCTAGAGCTCGGTCTGTAGTTTTCTGCCCGGCTGCTCTAAGCTCTTCTCTACGTGCTTCACGTAACTCGGCTTCGCGAGTTTCGAAAAGTAAGTTTGTTCTGTCTACCTCTTTCTTCGCATACGCCATGACACCCGCGAAGAATGCAAAGGTAGAGGGGTGGTTACCCATAGCCTCTTGGAAGTTATGTTCAGAAATAGCGATATATTTCTTCGTAATCTCCATATAAGAATCTTCTATAGAGTCGTAAATTTCTTTTATATTAATCATTGTCTGCAAAAATAAATTGGAATAGTTCAGGGTTTAAACCTGCCATTTGTTGTACCATATTTGAGGTGATACTTGTTAAGAACTCATTGCTCATGCTAGGTATTTCATCATCGTCATTCAATCCAAAAATCTCGTAGCCGATGTGACATATTTCATGAAGCAAGGTTCCTTTGTAATCTTCAGGACGTTGATTGGGGTCAACCGTCAAAAGATATTTTGAAAACTCTACACACCCATAAAGATTATCTTTCTCTAAGGACTGTTGTTTTATATCGAAAGTTTTGATGCCTGTATACACAGTCATCGGGTGTTCGTACTTGGGAAATTTCTTTTTCATTGTTGTGTTACCGTAAGTCTAGTATAATCAATTCGGATAGGAACAATATAACGTGCTCTACCGTTTCGCGATTTCATGACGAACATGCGAGCTTTACCTTCGTCAAACTCCTGTTCCTTTTGATTGATTGAGAACGCCAAATCACATACACGAATCTTACCATAAGAATCCGCTAACTCCGCGTCTGTAATAATGTCTACCTCTTTACCTTTACGATTTGTTTGGGTAGCTGTCCAAACCAAACATTTATGCTCCACAGCAATACCGCGAAGTTCTTGAGCAATACGTTCTTGTGCCATATACTCAGACATACTCACATCTTGGTTGGTCATCAATTCAAGATAATCAATAACTATAATATCTGGATTAAAGTCTTCATAGTTACGCAACTGATTTAAATAAGCACGAAGACCTGTGACAGTCAATCTCTTGGTAGGAAATTCTTTAATCTTCAGTCGCCCCATGTGTGGGGCAGCTTGTTGCATTTGAGTAAGGCGGTCATTAAGCATCTTAACTCCAGTCTTAAGCTCTGATTGTTTAATACGAGTAAAAATACTGTCGAGCCTTTGAGCAACTCTATCTTCGGACATCTCTAAAGAGATATACAAAACATCCTTTCCGTCCATGACTGAGCGAGCACATTGATTCGCTAGAAACAGAGATTTGCCCACGCCAGGAGGAGCGACAACCATCGCCAATTCTTTAGGTGCAAGACCTCCCTCAAGCTCTTGGTTAATAGTTTCAAAAGGAGTTCTAAACTGAGCATTAACATGATTATTATTGAGTCTTTCATAACGTTCTTCTACACACCCAAAGTAATCGGTTCCCAGGTCTACGTCACGGCTGACCGAAAGGGCTTCTCTAATCTCTTCCTCAATCTTCCCAAACTTTCTTTGTTTAAGTAAATCGATAGAATTTATAATAGCATCTTTCAAAGATTGCTCTTTGGCAAACTCTTCAACCTTATCTAAGTAAAACTCTTCGTTCTCTAAAGACTTCTCATCAACACCATTAATCTCTTTTAGCTCTTCCTTAAAGTCGGAGAGGAGTTCGTTATCAGATTTAAGTTCTCTAATCTGTTCTAAGATTTGTTCATCAGAAGGAAGCTTTTTGTACGAAGAGAAATGGTCGTTGATTACGCGCCAAAACTTTTGGTGTTGGGGGAATTCAAAATATGATTCCTTCACCATAGGCATTGCCTGTACTAAAAAGTTGTCGTCTGATTTAGCGAGGTATACAATACCCCTTTGAATTGATTCTTGAAATGCGTATGCCATTATTTGTCCCCTGTTGAGCCGAAGCCACCTTCTCCACGAAGAGTTTTGTGTAAAGGTGAGTTCCACTCATCAGAGTCCATTATATGTATTTTTGGACGCAAACTTTGAGCACAAACTACTTGTGCTACGCGCTCACCTTTGTTAATCTTTATAGGTAAAGAAGTTAGGTTATGTAACATAACTTTAATTTCTCCCCTGTAATCTTCATCAATGGTTCCCGGTGCATTGGGAATAATAAGTCCTTTCAAACCCCATGAGCTACGCAATCTAATCTGTGCTTCATATCCAGGCATCAACACAAAATGTAATCCTGTGCCTATAAGCTGAACAGTTCCAGGCTGTAAGATAACGTCCTCGTTAGAGGCGATATCAAAGCCCGCTGCTTTCAAAGTTTTGTATTCCGGGTCTGGGTTTTGGGACTTGTTAAATACGTACACCTTATCCATCTTCTTGAATGTTTTATCCGTCATGTCTACGACCTGCGTGTTGTCTTTCTGTATCTGTTAGTTTTTCAGAGACGTCGTCCATAATAATTTTGGACCGTTCATCTTGAATTCGTTTTTTCTGTGCCGCAGTTTCTGCGTCATCAGGTTTGGCAATCCCTGCCTCTACTAAAGCATCCATATTCGGATTCATTTTGGCGTAAGGACTTTTAGCTTTGCCAGTCAGTTGGTCTTCGGCATTTAATGCTTTTTTAGTGTTCTCAATCTCGTTTGCCATCCATTCGTGTTCAAACTGTGCACGTTCAGTAGTATAGAATGGGTTATCAGCTCCTCCCGCCTTACCTGCGATATGAACAGAACCTATCTTGTCTACAATCCAGACAGCGTCATGGTCACCTCCAAAAGGGCACGGCATGCCCGAAGGAACTAGCTCTGGTGGGGAGTCGTATGCAGCGTGAAAGGTTTTCTTGCCCTCACATTCCGGGTCGTCACAAGCGAACCTAAAGCGAGTCTTTTGGTTGCTGTTTTTATCCCCTGCGAATTCGAGTCCTACCATATCTGATTATAGTTCACAAACTCCATTTTTGCACGAATCTGTAGACTCAACTTGAGTTTCCACCTTTCCCTCACTAATAAGCTTATCTAGATTGAGGGTTGTCATATCCACAGCCTCCAAAGGTTCGTTACCTCTAGACCCTGCTCGGTAGAATGTAAACCCTTTCATGTCATTGGCATACGTTAAAAGGT